CTGGTGGAGTGCATGGCACGGGCCGCGATCTTCTCACGGGACATACCGCGCACGTTGATACCACGGGCCACCAGCAGTTCACGACCAATGTCGTACAGGGTCATGCCGGTGAATTCACGGGCGGCGTCGGTCATGGTGGCACCGTTGACACGGGCACGCACGGCGATTGCTTCTTCAGCACCGCGCACCAGCGTTTCAGTCTGGTCACGGCGGCCATCAGAACGCAGCTCAGGATCCCCAAAAGACTGGATGGCCTCGGCCTTGCGGGTTTCTGCCATTTTGTTCAGCACCTCGGCACGGAAGGCATCAATGCCCACGCCACGGTCGAAGGCTTCGATGGCAAAGGTGTCATCAAGGCCGGCGGCGCGGGAGGCGTCGAGCATCGGTTTCAGTTGGGCACGAACCTGTGCAGCTGCCTGCTCTGTATCAACAGCGCGGGTCTGCGGTTCAGCCGGGGTTTCGCGCTGCTCGGTAGCAGGCTGATCCTGCGGAGCATCTTCGCGCTTGTCGTCTACAGGCTTAGGCATATCGTCTACCTCTTCAGTGGTCAGTATGACTTCGTGAGTTTCGGTGTTGGCACGCTCGGCCTCACGGGTACCGTTCGTGGTTTCAAAGCTGACGGGGACGATGGACAGTTCCAGCGGCTCCCAGTCAACGGCCATACGCTTTTCGAGCTGTCCGTCCTTGGTGGCTTTGGTGACTTTGTATTCATGGATTCGGTAACCCAGCGATACATGCCGCAGGATGCCATCGGCCACGTCATCGAATACGGCCTGCTGGTTGCGACTGAAGCGGCAGGTGCCGATCAGCTGGCCTTTCTCGATGCGCCACTCTTCGGTAATGCCCAGCACCTTGTCGATGCCGTCATAGCGGTTGTGGCTGTCGAGAATGCTAAGGCCTTTGTTCAACCGGTCGGCCCGAATGGCCTTTTCGCTGACTTCCAGCGATTCCATGAACTGGGTGTCATTCCACCAGTCGTACCGCAGGCCTTCTTCGCCGGTGGTAAACACCATCTCGACGGTCATGGCTTCGCGGTCTGCCGTTTCTGGCCGGAATGCAGCCTTACCCTTGAGGTTCGGCATTTGCTCTTTTCTGATCGGCATCGCCTGGCTCCGTTGTCTTAATGCTGGATATTTTTACAGCTATTCGTCGGGGTCGTCTGTTGACGGCTCAGATTTATTGCTGTCGCTGTTACTGCTGGCCGAGTCGTTGTTGTCGAGCTGGTTGCCGGCAGAGCTGAATTTGCTCGGGTCGAAGTCAAACGGCAGGTCACCCATGGTGGCCTTGGCTTCTTTCCAGGCTTGAATAGCCGCTTCAAACTTGATGCCGTGCTTGCGGGTGAACTGCTGGGGCGTCATAGCACCGGTGCGGACTTTCTTGATATCCACGTCCAGCTCTTCTTTCGGGTTAACGGCTGAGCGGTGCGGCAGGATCCAGCTGCGCTGCTTGGCGGATACAGGGCCAAACTTGATGGTGTAGAGGTCATCGAACCAGTTGTGCACCCGATCCAGTGCCGGCAGCAGCATGAAGCTCTGCCAGCGGTCGAGGTTGGTGTAGAACTCACCCCGCGCCAGCCGTCCAGATGCCCAGGTAACTTTGCTGAAGTCGCCGGTGATCTGTTCCCGGGTCGCACCCACGCCCACGGCAATGTCTTGCAGCACTTCGGCGTTGAAGTCGGTGGTGTGGCTGAGGTTGGGCGGTGTGACCACGGTCACTTCGGTACCGGAGTCGGTATAGGCAATCATGCCGGACTCCATTTCGGAGTAGGCCTGGCCGTCTTCGTCGCGCAGGGTGCTGTTCTTGCTGCCCAGACCCATATCACCGGCAGGCTCTTTGACGATGACACCAAAGCAGGCGGCGATGCGCTGTTGCATCAGCACGGCATCGCGCCACTCCTGTCGCATATCGACCAGATCAGCAATCGGGTGCAGCCAGCTGACGCCCAGATGCTGGCCGGGGCGGTCCTTCCAGTAAATGTGGATGATGTCATCCGCCGGGAAGAACTCGCTTTCTTCGCGGTAGAAGTTGCCGACCAGCTTGGTTTTCAGCCAGTAGCCTTTGATACTGCCGTCTTTGCGGTACTCGATGCCGCTGAAGATTTCGCCGCCTTCATCGGTCAGGCCGGACTTGGATTCATCCAGGTACTGCTGCTCAAGCGTTTGCAGCACCAGCGGAAAGGTCATGGCGTTGTTGATGATGCGGCGCACGAATACACCACCCGACTCAACCACGGTGGCCGCCCACAAGTGTTGCAGGCCCCAGAAGTTGTAATGGTGTTCGTAGTCGCACAGCGGGGAGTTGGCCCAGGCCTCGAAGGTGTCCTTGTACTTCTCCACCCGGCGCGGGCTGCCGCCGATATAGTCGGGCTTGATGCCGTCACCCACCATGTTACTGGCCAGCACGGCCTTGATGCGGTTGCCGATTGCGGTGTTGCGCACCAGATCCTGAGCGCCACCAGCAAGGCCGCGATGCCCACGCGCCACCTCTTCCGCTGCCCGTCCGCCCCGGCGGCTGTAGCCACCAGAACCACGGTTTGGGCGTGCGGCGTTGTAGGCCCGCAGCTCGTCCAGCACCATGCGCTGACGCTGCCGGTCAACGGCCTTCTTGGGGTTGGTGACTTCGTACCATTTGTCGATCAGGTTCATTTCAGCGTCCCGAATCGTACCCGGCGCACTCCACGCGGGCGGTTGGCGTGTTGGATGCCCAGCTCAGCCTCCATCCGGTCGATGGCCTGCGCCATCATTCGCATAGAATGGTATTCAACCCATGTATCCCCTTCGCGCACGCGCATAACGCCACGGGCATAGGCTTTCTTGAGGTTGGCGAGCTGTTCGTGGGTGAAGGTGGTCATTCAGCGGTTCACCGTGCCTGTGTATTTATCCAGTCATCCTCCGGTGATTGCGGTCGAATACAAGTCAACCGGTCAGCGCTTCTTAAACCATTTGGATGGGCGCTTTTTGCGCGACGGGGTGCCGGTGGGTGCGGCCGGTACCTTCTTGGGGGTGGTGCCTGGGGTCTGCGCTGAACCTTCCGGTGCTTCTTTTCCGTACCGTGTTTCGCGTGCCTGCCAGTCGTCCTCGGTCATGCGGTCAAGCCCCAGCATCGCAGACGCGGCGCGGGCGTAGTTGCGGCAGTCAAGGTAGTGGTTGTGGTCGCGTATCCGTTCCCACACCTGTTCCAGATAGCCGCGGCTATTGGCACGTTCCACCAGTATTTCGGCTGTCAGCTGCTTGAAGTAGTCTTCGCCCCACTCAGGGAAGTGGCAATAGCCGGTCGGCCATTCAGAGCCTTCGGCCAGTGCCTCATCAGTTGGGCGCGGCAGCAGCAGCCACTTGTAGAGCTGTTCCTTCAGCACATTGACGCCCACCGGCCACATCTTGATGCCGCCGTCTTTGCGAATGCCGTCGATGCTAATCTGTACCGGCTTGGGTGTTCCGATCATGGTGGTCAGGCTGCCCACACCTTTGATGGCCCTGAGCCGTGGCGTGCCGATCTGGGCAACGGTGTTGTAAACCTCTTGGGTGTCGTTGGATGAGTCGATCAGCGCCAGCTCAATCGGCATGGCGATGCCGTGCTGGTTGGTGTAGCGGGTTTCAAGGAACTTACTCAGCTCTTCCTTGGTGCTGTCGGTCGAGATGTGCCCCTCAATCACGCCGATATCGATGGACCAGCTGCGTTTCTTGCGGCCATACGCGACCACCTCAAAGATGAGGTAATCCTTCTGAACGTCGATACCGCATACGATCATCAGCCCGCCTGCCGGTACGTTACCCAGCGGCCAGGTCTCGCGGCGTTCATACAGGCGCTGCCAGTCTGGTGCGTCGCCTTTTTCGCGGTACACGTCAGCCAGCCGGGTGTTGGTAAAGGCTTTCAGGGCCTGCGGGCTGTCTTTCGCGTCCACATATTCACGCGCCAGTGCCACCACCGAGATAAACGGCGATGCCAGGGCGGAAGCCTTGAAGCCCATGTGGTGGGTAATTTCGGGGCGTTTCGGCACCCAGTCATGGTTTGCGATCGACCAAAAGCGGTCGCTTTCGCTCCATTCAGTACCACAACCGCCGCAAACGATACGGGCTTTGTCCGGCAGCAGGTTGCCGTCCTGGTCTTCCGGAATGTTGACGTGCCGATACCAGTCCAGTTCTTCCGAATGGCCGCAATGACGGCACGGCTGGTGGAATACGCACTGATTCGACTTCAGGTATTCCTGATGGATGCGGGACCGACCTTCGACCGTAGGTGAACAAGCTGTGATCTTCTTGGCGCGACGGCCATAGGTGGTGGCACGGCCCCATGCCACTTGGATCGGGTCACCTTCACCCCCAGATCCGCCTTCTCCGGCACCCACGTTCATCGGGTACTTGTCGCACTCATCAAACAGCATGATGCGGCAGGCACGCATGGCAAGGTCAGTCGGGTTTCGAGCCGATACAATCGAGATCTGACCACCCGGGAACTGTTTCTGCAGGATGGTGTTACCCTGCCCCCGGCGGTTGCTGCTGAAGATATCCCGCACGGCTGGTGTAGCGGTGACCGATTTAACCAGTCGCTCCTTGGACCATGCTTCGGCGGTTTCCGTCTTCGGCGCCACGTACATGATCGGTGACGGCTCCTGGTGCATGTAGTACAGGGCCGCGTTGAGCATTAATTCGGTCTTCATCAGCTGGATGCAGCACATGACCGTGACTTCCTGAACATCAGGATCAGTGATGGCCAGCATCGGGGCGCGGGCGGCTTCGACGCGATCTGTGCGCCATTTACCCGCTTCTGCTGAGTTGTCAGGCAGGTACCGGAAGGTATCCGCCCACTCAACCAGATTGAGCCGGGGCGGAGGCTTGAGGTTTGCCTTGATTACATCCTCAAGCCTGCGCCTGAGGTTACGAAGGCAACGAAAGTGAAGCGGCTCACTCGCTGCCATCTTCATCCTCTATGGTGAAGTCGGCCAGCTCTTCAAGCATCCGGTACACCTCTTCCTCAAGGCGCTTTTCGATGAATCCGGATTCCTGATGCTCCAGCTGAGCGGCACACTTTGGCAACGCGATCAGGCTTGCCCTGATGGTGGCCAGAGCATGCCCCAGTTCTTCAAGGATGGCCTCCACATCACCGTAACGCTCTTCCTCAACCGCAAGGCTGATCTCTTCCTTTTTCATCTTGGCCAGTTCGGTGCGACGGCGGATTTCGTCTATGTCGAGTTCGTCTGCATCCCCGCTGCCACGGGCCTTTTGCAGTTCCCGATCCTTCCACCAACGAATACAGGCAGCCGAATCGTAACGGGGTGAGTTGCGCGCACCCTTTTCGTCATAGATCGGCATGCCGGCCTTTGTGAACTTGGTGATGGTCGGACGGCTGACACCGATAATCCGCGCCAGCTCAGCGCCATTACAGAGGGTGCCGAAACCGCCGTCAGAGTTAGCACCTTTGTGGTTGTTGCCTGTTCTTGCCATGTACAAAAACCCAGTAGTCGCACTGGCCTGTACCCTACTCCACCGGCTGTCGGTCGTCTGTGGCCGTAACCTGTTGATGGAGTTGCCAAAACCTGAAAAAGCACTGAGTACAGAAACTCGGCGGGTCTACGCCCTCGCAGGGGTGGGGGTGCCCCGGAAGAACCTAACCGGGGGGCACCCCCTGCCCTGGCGCTAGCTTGAGCCCTGCCGATCGGTTGCTGATGGCCCTGGTCTGAGCTGGTGTGGTGCTGCTCAGCGATCAGGCGCATGCCTGCCGCTGCTGCGCGCTGTGCTTGGCTGGTGTGGTTGGTGGTCGTGGTTGTTGATCGGCTTGCCCTGGCACGCTGCCGCCCTTGCTGCGCACCGTTGCGCCCTGGTGCTGGTGCTGGTGCTGGTCAGCATGATGGACGCCAGCGGCAGGAATGCAAAAGCCCGGCGCAGTGGCCGGGCTGGTGTGGTTGGTGGTGCGGTTATGCTGGTGTGATATCGCCGCTGCGCA